TTATACATTTTCAGCTAAAATGCCCCAATCTAATTTTTCTAATTCTTTTGGAAGTTCTTGAGCAATTTCATTAGCATTTTTAGCTTGTGTATTTATAACAATCCGCTTGATTACTACTGTAACGGATTTATTTTCGGCTTTAGTTATACTTTTTGCGGAAGGGAGTATGCTTTGTTCTTTATTTTCTTCAAAAGGTGTCGTTAGACTTCCTGCAAATTCCGAAAATAGTTTAAAAATTTCCTTTTCTTTTTCTAAGAATCCTACCTTCAATCCTTCCAGCGTAAACAATCCTATTTCAGCGAAAACTTTGGATGGTGATTGTATTCCTAAAAAGCTTTTAATCCCACTGACTATATTTTCAGCTACATTCTTAACTGCTTCTACTGGCTTTGAAACCATGGATTTTATCCCGTTTAAAAGTCCTTCAATTACGTTTTTACCGATATCAAATAAGCTGAAGTTTTTCAAAAAGTTTTTCATATCAAAAAAAGATTGTTTTATAGTATTTACGAAATTTGTTATTTTTTGGATTACAGTAGCTATTAAATTTATGAAGTCTGCTATTATATTTGCCACGAAAGAGATAACGCTTACTACTCCCTTTCCTAAAAGTATTCCCATTCTTGCAAAAGCAATAAAAGCATTATTATTAGGATTATAGTTAATGCCGAAAATCTTTGCTATAGATTTGAATATTGGTTCAAGTGCTTTTCCTAAATTAGCAAAGGCATCTTTTAAAGGTTTTATGGCATTTGAGACATCGCTAAATGCTTCTTTAAAGCCCATCCAGAAGGCTTTTATTCTGTCAAGGTAAAGGAAGTTATAAATTGCTTTAAATAGTCCTTTAACTTTATCCCAGTTTTTATAAACGAGATAACCTGCTATAGCTATCCCTGTCAGGACTGCACCTACCGGAGTAAAAATAAAACTAATAGCAGCCATTGTTAGACTTCTTAAAGCAATTACTGATGTTTTAATGCTATTTGTTAGTGTTACAAAAGACGCTTTTAAAAATGTTGATATTCCGGAAGATAGATTAAGTTTGGTAATAGCAACATTAAGAGAAGGAATTAATTCTTTTTTGACTGTATTGCTAAGTTCTATAATTTCTGATTTCAAATTTATAAAACTTATAATCCCTTTTGTTATCCCCATTCCAAGTAAACCGATAGTTCCAAGAAGACCACCTATAACCAGTGTTAGAATCCCGAATGCTCCTATTGGTAAGAGAATGACAGAAGCCAATGTTTTATGGTGATTTATGAATGTAGCTATTGGTGAAAGAATAGCACTGAAAGCCTGTATCATCATATTGAGTGGTGGTAAGAATATAGATCCTATTAAAGATGCTATGTTTTTTATGTTATTCCAGAGTAGCTGGAGCTGTGCAGCTGTAGATTTTGTTAATGCTTCAAATTCTTGTTGCATAGAACCTGTTTGGGCTCCACCTTGAACCTCTTTTAATTTGTCTTTCAGTCTATCAAGATTATTTACAAGGATTTGTATTTTACCAACATGTTCAAGACCAACCCATTCTTTTAAAAGCTGTGTTTGTTTTGTTGAGTCCAGTCTTTTTACTGCATCTAAGACTTTAATAAGAGCCTCTGAAGGATTCTGTTGTTTTAGTTTCATAAATTCATCTTTAGTCATTCCAATAGCAGACAGGACATTTAAGAATCCTTTATCCATTGCTTGTGTCCTGGTTAAAAGTGTTCTAAATGAAGTTGCTGTTTCTTCTGAAGAAATACCTGCTTCTTTAATAACAGCTCCAAATACTGCTGCATATTTTGCTTCTATACCGAATGTTTTTGCTGTTGCACCAACTCTTTTTAAGATATCAATAATATCTTTAGCAGCTGCACCCATTGTATTTGACAGATAATTAACCGTATCACCAACTTCCTGCAGAGTCTGGATTGTTGGAATAGCAAATGCATTTTTTATTTCTCCAAATGCTTTTCCTGCTTCTTCTGGAAGCATATCAAATGCAAAAGCTGCTTTAGATACCATTTCTGTAAATTCTATAAGCTGATCTTTAGGAATCCCCATCTGAGACAATGAAGCCGATAATGCAAATATTTCATCTGTTGCAAGAGGAATTTGAGAGGACATTTTCATAAATGCTTCTGTATATTTGGATAATTCTTCTTCTGAAGCTCCAACAACTTTATTAAATTCATAGACTTGCTTTTCAAGCTGAATAGCAGAGGTAACGGGTAGGGCAAAAGCTGCTGTAATACTTCCACCTAAGATAGCCAGATCCTTACCAATATTTGCAAGCTTGCTTGAAGTTTTGTATAAACTGTCCAGAGATTTCTGGACTTCCTCAGAAACTTTCTCTATATGTTTTAGAGGTTTAGAAAGCTTGTCAATTGCTTCAAAAACAATCCCTACTTTAAATATATCGTCAGCTCCAAACATTATAATCCTCGGATTATTTCTGATATTTCTCCTATAACTTTAATCTTTGCATTTTGGAGAAAATGTTTCCCTTCTATTTTTGTCTGTTTTTTCAGAACAAATAATGGAATAACTTGTTTTTTCTTTGATGCCATCAGAACATTATTTTTAACGAATATGTTAAAACCTTGCTTTTTAAGTACACCTATGAAAGCCCTTGGAGAACCATACTTTTCAGCTTGCTTTTTTATTTTTTTGTTCACTGGAATTGCAAGGAATTTTGCATTTACAGGCTTTATTGTAGCTCCGTGTTCCTGTGCTGGTCCATATTCCACATTAGTTCCAACAGCAGACCAGTTATCTCCTATTTCTACTTTTATACTTCTTCTTAGATGCCCTGTATCAACAGGAACTTCTTCTTTTGCATATTTTTCTGCCCGAGCTGCAGCTTCTTTTAGAAATCTTCTTTCTTTTTCTTTGAATTCTTTTATCTTTTTTTCTAATGCTTTGTGAAACCTTTCAAAACCAAAAGTTCCTGCCATTATGCATTTTCCTCTTGCCAGTTATTCTCCGGATTGTAATCTGTGTCTTCTGCTTCACTTTCAACCAGTTGTGGTAGATAATCCTCAATAATTGCTTTGGCTTGCTGCTCGTTAATTATTCCTGCTGCTACAAGTTTTGATATGCTGTCAACGACATCTTTAAGGTCTTTTTTGTAAGGTTCTGGGAATTCTACTTCTGTTTCATAAGTGCTGAATTTATATCCTTCGTTTAATTCTAAAAGTTTGAGTATTATTCTGTTTGCATCTTGAATAGCCTGTTTCCAGATAAGCTGTCTTCTTTTTGTTTTCCTTATTATTGGGTGCATTTGTTCTTTAACTGATGCGAGTGAGGATGGTGTATGAGCCCCTAAAAGAAATTCTGGTGTTTCGGACAGTATCACAATGTTGTAAAAAAGTATTTCAAGAAAATCCTTTAGCTCACCAAACGGTCTTGAGCTTTCTAAAAATTTTGCTTCACTGTCTTCCGGAAGAAGTAATGCTTTATTCATATCCCAGTTTTTTATCTGTTTTTCTGCTGCTTCTGTATCTCTTGTGATGATCACCGGGGTTGGTGTTCCGTGATATTTAAGGTTTTTTCTTGCAGCTTCTATTGTATCGCTGTAAGCCTTGATGGCTTTTATGATTGCTTCTGTTATATCTCCGGTTCCATAAAGTTCTCCTGCGAATCTATCGTAAGCAATATGAATAATAGGGATTTCTTTTATTTTGTTTTCTAATTTTTCCACTAATCTGTCGTCTTTATATGTTTCTATGTAATTGGAAGTTAATCTTGTTGTGATTTTAGCTTGAGATATACCTTGTAAATCTGGGCTGACTATATGAGTTATAAGTATTTCTTTGTAATCTCTTATATCTGCAGGATTAGGGATAATAGAAACCTTTCCCGGAAAAACCGTCATTATATCAATGCCGTTTTTGTAACCTATAAATAGATAAGCATTTCCAAAAAGTGAAGCATCTCTTCCAGCTGATTGAATTTCTTCTAAATTATCGTTCCAGATTTTTGAAAGTATATCTTGAGCTTCTTTATCTTCGCTTTTTATTGAAAATCCATCTGCAAATACAAAAGAAGTTGAAATATTTGTTATGGCTTTAACGAAAAACTCTTCTCTATAATATTGTTTTAGTTTTTCTGGATCCAGCTGTGAATAATCATCCTCCGCAACTTTGCTCCAGAAAGAATCTATTAAAGAAGGGACTTTTCTTAATGGTGTCTTGAATATATCAAAAAAACCCATAGTTCACCTTTGGAAAATGTTTTGATAAAAGGTTAATTCTGAAGTGGTAAGATTGTTAGGACAGGTTGGACAAGAGATTATTTGAGATTTTTGAGTTTTCCATAAAGTAAAGGTGCATTTTCTTTAGTAATAAATAATATTGATTCATAAACTCCGGGTTCTGTTATTTCTTTTTTGAACTTATTCAAAATTTCATCAACCATATTTATTAGTTCTGGATCTTTTGTTTCTAATGCTCTTTCCATATCATAAATGTCTACTCCAAGAAATTCATCTACATCAAAATCCAAAAGTATATACTTGAGAGCATATTTAATATCTTCTTTATTTTTTACCTTCGCCATCGCCGAGCTCCATAAAGATTTTATTGCCTATATGTTTTTCCAACAATGCTTTTTGTTCTTGAATATAATTTAAAACTCTTTCTTTATTGGTGCTACCTTTTTCCTTGTCAACTTTAAAAAATGTTCTGATCTTAAGTGTATCTTTATCTATTATAGCTATTGTTCCTGTTTTGTATTTCACAAACATATATTTACCTGTATTCTTCAATCCTGTATCGTCAAAATAAAAAACTCTGCTTGGATTTTCTAAAGTCTCTTTTAAAATTTGATAAAACTTTTCTTTGTAATAAACTTTTCTGTCTTCTCTTAAATTTTCCCAATGAACACCGAATATATTCGGAAGATGCTTTTCCAGTTTTATTTCTTCTTTTTCAGCTTTTATCCATTGTGGTAGTTTGTCTTTGTGAACATTTTTTAAAATTTTTCTTGTATTCCTGATATGTTTTTTCTTTTCTTTTGAAAACTGAATTTCTTTTTCAGAAACTATTGGCTTTCCATCAACATCTGCAGGAGATATTGCACATGTGCAGTTAGGATGTAGAGGTATATCCCCTCCTACTTCTGCTTCGTAAATGATATTGCATCTTGCTTGGCACTTTGGGCAAGGATTTCCTCCACATAACCATTTTACTTTAGTAACTCCAAGTTTTTTATAATAATGCAAAGAACCGTAAGTGTAAGCTCTTGCCGTTTCTGTTCTTGCGATTGTTAAAGCTCTATCGTATACATCTCTAAACACTTCATTTGATGGTAAAGGTGTTTTGGCAATTCTTCTTGCAATCTTGTAAACGGATTCTCCCTGAAGCATGCCAAGTGATATTTGTTTTTTTATTTTGCTAATTAAATCTTTTGCAAGATTGTCAGAGAATACCATAGAATAAGCTGTTAGAAACTCAACAGCTTCTTTAGGGATTAGAAAAAAGCTTTCTTTTATTTGCAGGCTTTGGGCTGATTGTTTGAAAACTTCCTTAAAAGTTTCTTTTATTTCTTTCGTTTCTTCTTTTTTTGCCTTTTCTGCAATCTCTTCAAAAGCTTTTCTTAGTGTATTTGAAATTTCCTGAAGGCTTTCTTCGGCAATTTTTTTCATTAAATCTTTTGATGGTTTCTCAAGGGTTGTTTGAATAGATTTTTCTATTTCTTTTAGCAGGTTTTGCAGTCTCCAGTTTTGATATGGAGTTTCTTCTTGATTTAAGAGTTTTTGTGAAATTTCTTTTTGAGCTTCTTCAAGAAGTTTGACATATTCTTTGGCATACTGGTTTCCAGATCGTAGAAGTTTCTTCTTAGCTTCTCTTGCTTTTCTTTGGATTAAGTTTTTTATATTAGCCATAATACACTTTCAAGTAAGTTTTAATTGCAACTTTTTCAGTTCCTACATAGTAATCTTCAAGCTTTACAGCTATATACTGCTGATTTAAAACTGTGATAATATCTCCGGCATTGATATTGGTATTAAACGGAAGGTAAACAGTTGCGTCGTACTCTTCAGAAAATCCAAACTCATCTGTATTTGTAGAAGTTATTCTGGAAGTGAAATATCCATCTACAGTAGAATTATCTGCCAGAGTTATAGGAACCTTTGGGAAAGGAAGGCTGTCAAATATTTTTCTGAACAGGTCTGGTTTTAATCCCATTTTGGTTTCTCTTTAGGCAGAGGAACTATTTTTACAGTAGAGCCTGTTTCTTTTTTTAGTTTTTCTTTGTAGTCTGAGAGAAGAGTTTGAAGAGCTTCCAGTCTGCTGTTTCCCTCCACTTTAAGGTCTCCTATAGAAGCTGATTGGACAGCAGAGATTTCTATTTTTAGAAGTTCAATAACCAGTTTGTAAAGGGCTATTTTTTCTGTGGCTTCATTCAAAAATTCATCTGCAAGGTTCTCAGCAGTTGTCTGGTCTGCAAATGGAAGCCTGATTAAAGCTTTTTGGACAAGAGCTGTTTTGTCGATAGCCATAGAAAACCTCAAAGAAGAGGGCAAAGCCCTCTATTATAGTGTAATTCTTATGCCGTATTTATTTGATAGGACAACGCCGTTATATCTTTCTGTATAAGCAAGATTTATTTCCTGAGAGCTTATATCGAAATCTCTATCTACTTGTAGACTTTGTCTGTGCTGGTAATACTGGTCTTTTTTAGGAATCACAAGGTCAACTGGTCCAGCAGGGTCATAGTGAACTGTATCGATAATATCAAAATCAAATGTAAGTCTTTCTCCTCTTTGTCCGGCAACGGTAGAATCTTTTTTAGCCTGTATAAGTTCTGCAGCGACTTCAACAGGAGCAACAACAATTGGTCTTCTTATGCTGTCTTTTTTTAGTTTTCTTAGCAACTTAGCCCATGCAGTGTTAAGAGTTTTTATCCATGATGTAGAGTATGCAACCGTATCGTAATTTGTATTTTTTATAAGGTTAAACATAGCAGCTGCTTTATCTACTACAGCCTGCTCTTTAGCCTTCCTTGTAACATCTTCAATCTTCCACCATTTGTTATCTTCAAACCAGGTTCTGAGAAGCCCTACTCCTGCAGCATATGTAATATTTCTTACAGTGACAACTTTTCCTGATGCTGCATGGGTAAATTTAATTCTTCCACCAGGTTTTAGTTCTTCAAAAGATATAGATTGTTCTCCAGCTTCGTAAGTTTCAGAATCAGAAGTAGATTCAACGGCTTTAAATATCTTCATCCATCTGTCGTCATATTCAGGAACTATATCTTCATCAATATTGACTACAACAGGTCTTGGTGGCTTCATAGCTTCTGGTGGCATTTGTGTAGCAGCTTGAAGTTTTTGCTGGAGAAGTTTTATACCTTGTTCCCTCGGAATAGGAAGACCGTCGGGACCATAAAGACCAGCCTTCATATAACTATCTAGAGCATCTATAAACTGAGCCTGTAATTTTGAGTCAGAAAGTATAGCTGCTGCTTGAACTTTACCTTTAATTAATATTCCCATTTTTTATTTAACCTCCTTTAATAAAGTTCTGGCATAAGTGTTACTAAAACTGTTGTTTCACCGGCAGCTTTATCAGCAAAAGCTTTTCCAATCTTAGGATTTGTTGTATCTGCAGAGTCATAAGGTTTTACTCCTCCATTTCCATCATATTGGAGTGGATCTCCTGAGTTTATAGCAACTGCTGGATCTGCTACAGGAAGTTCAAAAACACCTCTTGTCATAATTATTCCTTCCTGTCCTGCTGGAATATCAGCATAGGCAACTCCTACCCAATTTCCGACTTTTACAAGAGAATTTGCAGTTATGGCTGAACTTCCGGTATTTTTCACTAATACTCTGTCGTCTCTTTCATATCTAAGCATCCTTTAAACCTCCTTGTTAGTAAACTATAAATGGATTGTCTTCTGTTTTTGTGTTGTCATTTGGATTTGGAATAGTAAATCCAGCCTGTATTTTTGGAAGTTTTTCTTTAAATGTTGCTGTGAGCTTATCAACTTCTTCTTTTGTTTTTGCTACTTCAAGACTTGCCTTTAAAAGCTCTCTTACTTCTTCAGGAACCTCAGATAGTTTTTCAGTTTTATAAGCAGACAGTTCTATCTGGAGCTTTTCAGCCTGAAGCTTCTGGATTTCTTTTTCTTTTTCCTCAAGGCTTGCTTTGAGGCTTTGAATCTCCTCATCTTTTTGCTTGATCTGAGACTCAAGCTCTGAGTTTTTAGCAAGTAGTTTTTTAATTTCTTCCTGCATATCTAAATCCTCCTTAGATTTTTTTGCATCTAATCTTCTGTTATTTGGTTCTGCTCCTTGTAGAACTAAAGAAAGTTCTACAGGCTCAAATTCATTTATCGTTACCACTCCTGTAGCTTCATCTACGGTGTAGTTTGTGATATAACCACCAATGGAAACTTCCCTAATTGGAGAAGGTTTCATTTTTGCTAAAGCAACAATTTTTTCTTCTGCTTTAGGAATTCTTACATAGGCTATGAGTTCTCCGTTTAGAACTTCTGTATTGGCAACAACTCCTATAATGTGAGTTACACTTTCTCTGTGGTTAGCAAGGAGGGGTTTTCCTTTCAGTTTTTCTGCTGTGAGTTTTACAGCTTCTGAAGTAAAACTTGCATCAGTTGGTTCGTAATTTATAAGAGGTCTAAATGTGGTATTTTCAGAAAGTGCTACAAATGGAATTTCTATATATTCTTCAGTTTCTTTTAGTTGATATTTTTGACTTGCTTTTGCTGTAAGTTTTAAATTCCTACTCATTGCTCACCTTTTGGAAGTTTTGATAAAAAAAATAAATTGATAAACTTTGAAAAGTTAGGACAGGTTGGACAGATAGAGAGTTGTACTGAGTTTTTTGTTTTTGTATGTATGTAGAACGCTTTCAATAATGAACTCTTTTTGTAAAACTTTTATTCCGTAAAGGGGATAGATATCAAAAATAGGTTTTGTCAAAACAAGTTCTGAATGGTCTTTTAAAGGGAAAAATCTCTTTATCAAGTCTCCATTTATTTCTAAGTAGTCTTTTAATTTTTTAAATTCGTGAAAATGGAATATACCATCAACATCAAAAAACCATACAAAATCGGTTAATTTCCAAGTTCTTTGAATCCTTCTAAGGGCTGTATCTATAGATTCGTTCCATATAGGAAAATGATGTTTTTGTATAAAGGATCTATCTGTAAGAAGCTTTGGATATTTGATAATTGCTTCTATTATTTCTTTTGGCGTGGTTCTGTTAAAAGATTTGGTAGTTTTTTCATTTATCAGCTTTATGTATTCATCTTTTGCTTTTATATAGGTTATTTCTTTATCTGATATGTCAGTAATATACCCTTTAAAGACTGGGTAAAGCCTTTCGTATCCAAGATAAAGTTCTACCTTGTCATCTAATTGTGCTTTTATTTTTGAAACTTTGAGTTGACAATGTTGAGTATGAAATCTGGCAGATAGATAAACTTTAAACTCTAACAGATTTTCTGTTTCTTCTTCATTTCCGATAATAAGCCTAAAATTTGGTTTATATATCACTCTTCTACCTGTGGGAATTCTTTTTTATAAAGAAAGAGAGCCATACCTCCCAGTTCTCTAAACTCCTGGAAAGAAGTAGGCTTTCTATGGAAATACTTCATAATTAATGTTTCTATAAAAAGTAGGCTATTACTTTCTATTTCTGTTGTGAGTTCTCTGACTTTTTTATTTCAGCTTTTACCTCATCTTCAACAGCTTTAATAATAACCGGGAATATTCTTAAAGCCAATAAAGGATAGCTCTCAAGTATTGTTTTCATTTTCTTATCTTCTTCAATAGTATTGATAATAGCTTCTTTCATTTTTTCTATAAGTTTTATTCCTCTTGCATTTTTTATGAGCTCCTTGGTTTTATCGTAATCAAAATCCTTTAATGTGAATTCTTCAAACATTTCTATTTCAAGTTCAGGGTCATAAACAGGAACATAGAGTTTTCCTTCTTCTATATAAGGCTCCTCTTCGGTTAGCCCTAAATGTTGCCCTATTATTATTGCTACCTTATCTCTAACGACTTCAGGTGCTTCTTTTAATTTTGTCCTATCTCTTGGATCAACTGCCGAGAAAATAAGAACGTGAGATGCTTTTTCTGTTTTGCCTTTTCGGTTGAGTTCTATGAATGCATTTAAGTCTTTTTCTGAAGGTCTTGAAAATCTAAAAGTGTAATCTTTGTCTTGGTATTTGATGCAAAGTTCCATAATTTACCTCGCTATTTTGTTTTGATAACAAGATAACTTTCAGAGATTGTAGATGTTAGGACAGGTTGGACAAAAAAACCCCCATAATGGGGGCAGGAGGTTAGGAGGGGGAGGTGTGAGGGAGATTAAAAGGGGACGTCGTCATCTTCATGGTTCTCTATTATTTGTAGTAATTCTTCTAACTGCTCATTGGAAAGATCTTTGGAGCTTTCAGCTTGGAACTTTTCTTTTATTATCTTCTTTATCTTGTCCGTTTCTAATCCTTTCTCTTTTGCTTTATTTTGAATCGCTTCAAGTAGCCCTTTTCTGTATCTTTTCTTCATAACCTCTTCTTTTATCTCTTTCCAAACGTAGTAATTATCTGTCTCTGTAAGAGAATTTATTCCGTGTTTTTGAAGTATTTTTTCAAAATCTATCCCTGCAGATTGAGATATGGCTTTAAGTTGATCTTCAAGTAGTACCAGTAGTCTGTCTATTATTTCAGAAGCTTCCGATTTCGTAAGTTCTGTTGAACTTTCTTTTCCTATCTGGGATCTCAACCACTCCTTAAACTGGTAATCGTAAAAATCCTCTCCTATTAAAGAAGCTATTGCATGGATTATCTTTATCTGTTCCTTTGTTATTGGTTCTTCTTCTGATTTTACAGCTGGGGTATTTTCATCCTCTAATTCTTCAACAGAGGTATATCCTGCAATGTTGAAAGCTTTTCTCAGTGCCCTGTTTACTGCTCTTGTTTCTGCCATTTCTTGAGGGTTTGATTTTACTGCCCAGCTTTTTTCATTCATTGACGCTTTTCCCCATCCTACGTAAGGTTCTTTCTGTCCTTTGAGGTAAACTTCGGCTTTCCAGAGATGAATATCCTTTGGGTCACTTCCCAAGAAATAGGCTTTCCTTTCTTCTTCTGTTGCAGGTCTGGTTTTGATTCCTTCCAGTTTCCCTGAATTGTGTGCAATATGTAAAAGTCCTGCATTTGTGATATAGAGCCTATCCTGGATGATTGTTAGGTGCCCAAGTATGGGGTTTAGTCCAAGTTGCTGAGCTGCTAACACTATTAACGCTCTTTGTTCGTTGGTGTAAGGTTTCCCTTCTCTGTCTCTAAGTATCAGTTGTCCTGCTTGCTGCATTAGCTTGTTTGGGTCTACATTACCCATTAGGGCTGTTGCTGGTGCTAATGTTTTTGTTTCCATGATTTATTTACCTCCAATAGTTTTTTAATCATTTTGCTTGCTTGTTTTTTGGTCAAATTGTTTAAATCGTATTCTTTTGTTGTTTTTACAACTTCTTCCGGTGGAAGTTTTTGAAGTAAAGCAATTATGTAATCAATCTGTTTCTTTGTTGCTTTCACAATTGCTTTACTCCTTTACTAAAAAATCCTTTTACTGTTTTTACATGGGTCTTCCAGAGAATTGCTTTTTGTTCTTTAATCGCTAAATGAGAGGCGATGGTATGGGCTATATGGTCTATTACTTCTTCTGCTGTTTCATGGTCAAAAGGATTACTTGCAACTAAAAGTATTTCAATTATGTATTCTCCGGATTGTTTATAAACTCTGCATATAGCAGGAATAGAACATTCTGTAAACTCAAATAGCTCATATCCACCTATAACACTTCCAAAGAATTTGTTCATAGCTCCATCAATGGTAACGGTCTTTATTTCAGCTTGTTTTTTAGAAGAGCTTCTTTTGAGCTTTTGTAAAATTTTTGAAAGCATTTGCTACTCCTCCAGTAGTTTTAATATTTCTTTGATGCCGTTGATTCTTTGTTCTAATTTTCTGTAATATCCACAGTTGCCTTTACACTCTGTATATTTCTGAAGATGTATCTTCTTTTTCTTCTCAAGCTGCGAAAGCAAATTTTTAAAGTATTTCACCTCTTTCAAATTACTCCTCCAGCTTTTTTAAAATCTCATCTCTAATGTGATTGATATTCTTCTCAATGTTGCCTATTTTCTTTCTTGCATGATTGAGGGGCTTTCCCAGCAGCCCCTCTATTTCTCCTACTTTCACGAGCAGTTTTTGAGGAATTCTAAGCAGTTCTTCAAGTTCTTTGAAGATTTCTTCTATCTGTGAGTCAGTTTCTATTGGTTTTCTTTTCTTCTCGAACTGGTTTAATCTCATCTTGCAAATCTCCTTTGTTATTTTTATCATTTACTTAGCGTGTGTTTTTGCTTGTTTTGGAAGTAGCCTCATTCGTGGAGGCTCTTCCTCTTTTACAAGAAAGCGAATCTCTTTTTCGTTGACAGTAAATCCTTTAAAGCTATAAACCCATCTTTTGCCTGTCCCTTTGGCACATTCAACAAGAACAAGATCTCCGGAAATTTGATGTGTATAGTACTTTCCGGATAAATACATTTGATGATTTCCAAAATCCAGAACAATGTCTTTCATGATTACTCCTCCTTAAATGTATTTGATTCGATTTCTTTTTTTAATGCATGGGCAGGGGCAAATACGGGAACTCTTCTGGTTGGAAGCTGTTTAATCTTTCCTTCTATTGTTCTTACTTTTCTGGGCTTTCTTGTTTTCACGTAGAAAACTCCAAAAGCCGGTATCTGAAGTCTTTCTCCTCTTAAGAGGGCATTTCTCACTGTCTGAAATAGCTCCTCCACAACCTTGTCAACAATTTGGAACGGAACCTGAGCATTTTTTGAAACTTGAACTTTTAGTTCTTTGTAGGTCACTTTTTCTCACCTCCAAAAACTGTTTTATAAGCGTTTTCAAAAGCTTTTTCTTTTGGCATTTTTAAGAGGGAAACATTGTCAATGAAAAGGCTTTTGAGCTTGTAGAACTGCTCTTCTGTGTAGTCAAACTTTCCCAGTTCTGCAAGCCTGTTTTTTAAATACTTGTCTTTGCTTTCCATCTGTATCACCTCCTTTTGATTCGTAGGTCTGTTGTCTCGTTTATTTCTTTCACCTCACACATCTGAAGAATTCTTGAAACTAAAGGCTCGTCTTCTAAGAAATTAAAAAAATCTCTCAGGCTGGCGTTTGTAGTGATATAGAGCTTTTTATTTTTTCTTGAGGCATGATAGATGACTCTTTCTGCAAATCTTTTTTCAAGTTTATTCAGGTTTGGATTTACATCGTCAAGTAGGAAACAATCGTAATGCTTCAATCTGTTTTCTGTGTAATACTCTTTCTGGACGTCAAAATCTTGAAGAGTGATATATAAAGGTGCTGATACTTTGTGATATCTCAAATCTTTTGCTATCTTATATATAAGTGCAAATGTTTTTCCTATTCCGGCTTTTCCTGAAAGGAGAAGCCCTTTTTCTTCTACTTTTAAAGACTCTTCTAATGCTTTTGTTTTTTCTGGTTTGAAGATTTCTTCAATGTAACTTTCCGGAAATTCTCCATTTTTTAATTTTTCAATGATAAGTCTTTTGGGCAAAGGCTTTAGAACTTTTTTGACAACACTCTGTCCGTTTTCTTCTGCTTCTACCCAGTATTGTGTTTCTGTTTCTAAATACAAGCCTTTCCCGTTAACTTTTTGTATAGCTTCTTCAACTGTTTTTGCCATAATCATTTTTATTTACCTCCTAAAAGTTTGGAACATCCTCATCATCAGAGGCGTTTGGGATGCTAAGATCTTCTTCTTGTTGAACGGCGTTCAGGTAATAGTCAATTCCTCGCTCATTTTCTGGAGATGTCCATTTTTTCTGTGGCTTGTTTTGAGCTTTTTTCAATGCAGGAAGCAATGCTCTAAACTGTGTAATCCCTTTTGCTCCTTTTCTTTGTGTGCTTTTAAAGTTTTCATAGTCTTTTTTTAACTGTTCTATGCTTTCGTTGTTTTGCTGGTAGATTTTTACAAGCTCTTTTAGATGTTTTCCGATAATTGCTTGATATTTAACACTCATTAATTTTTCTGGTGGTTCGTTGTTCCATAGGTTGAGATACCAGCCCATTAGATGTCTTATGTCTACTTTGTCTTTTTGTTTGTCCTCAAGGTATATCTGCAGTCCTTTGATGAGTTTGTCTAATTTTTCTTTTGCTTCTTTTCCAGATTTTGAGCTCCTTATTTCTATGAGTCTTTTGAGTATTGTTTCGTGTCTCATAGCCCAGCTCCTTTTAATCTTTTTCTAATGATTTTTAGTCTTTCTTTTATTGCTTCCTCACTTCTGCCGAGCTCTTTTGAAAGCTGAGATGCTTTTTGCCTATTGAATCTGTAATCAGGTTTGAATGCTTCTATCAGCTTTTCTTCTTCCCACTTTTGCCAGTTTTGGAATTTTCTACTTGTTTTTCCACGATGCCTTTTAGTCTGGTGATAGAGCTTGTAATACTCTTTTTTGCATTCTTTTGAGCAAAAGAGCTGTTTTTCTTCAAATGGAACAAAATCTTTATCACATACTGCACATTTTCTTTTTTCTATATACTTTTCCCAGTCTTTTGCATAGTCTTTTAGGGCAAATATGCCTTCTGATACAGCTGTGATTGTTGCTTTATATAGCTGTTGTTTTATAAAATCCTTTACCTTGTTTCTCAGGAAAGATTTGCCGAGATACTTATATTTTGTTGCTTCTAAGTCTTTAACGATATCCTTAGCAGTGAAAACTTTTCTTTTTACCATAAAAGACCAGATTACATTTTTCATATTGATACCTCTACTGCTTTAATGAGTTTTTTGATTTCTTTTTCTGATATTTGATTTAGTTTCATACCTTTTGCGTAATATAGCAGCCTGTCTATTTCTATAGTTGTCCAGCCCCTTTGTTTTGCTATTTTCAACAAGTTCTCATCTGTTTTGATTTTGTATGCAGCTGCCAGCTGATTTACTGTTTTCTCTGATAGAGAATCAAGTGATTTTCTGATTATTACGCGTTTGTTTAATGCTGGATATTTTGTGATATGCTTCAGTAAATCAAGGTCTCCCAGAAGGACAAATCTAATCGGGAACTCTTCAAATACATCTTTTATTTCTCCCATAAGGACTCTTTTTGTAAGAAGTCTTTGAGCTTCATCTAAAATAACAATTGGGAATTGTCCGGTAGCTTCTAAATAGGTTGACAAAAACTCGAGCGTTTCCTGGTAGCTTCTTGAGATAGCCGAACCTAAAACTCTTGCAAGCTCTCTTGTGAATTTAGAAGGAGTGTCAAGGGTTTGTGAAATTTTCATATAAAAAACATCGTGATGTTGTTTTGTAAGCATCTTGGCAGCTTGAGTTTTACCGACTCCGTAGTTTGCAGAAACTATTGCAATTCCCTGTTTGCTGTCTCTAATTGTTTTCTTCATAAGCAAAACTACTTTTTCAAGTTCTTCATAAGCGTGTGTCTTTACTTGCATCTTATTCCTCCTCTGATAGTAGTTGTGAAAGGATGTCTAAATCTTCTGTTTCTTCAAAACTTTCAGATTTTTCCTCAGTTTCTGTGGTAAGTTCTTCTAATAGGGAGTCTTCAGGTAGTTCAATCTTGTAAGGGTCTTCTTGGAGGGCTTCTGTTTCAAGTATTGTTTTTTCAGCTTCAAGTTTTTGGATTCTTTTATTTATGCGTTTTTGTTTTTGTTTTATTTGTTTATCTTTGATTGTTTCAAGGTCTGCAGACTGACTGATCAGCTTAGCAGTTCCTAAATATTCTCCAGTCTGTGCATTATAAACAAACAGGTTTGTTACGTTTTCAAGGTCTCTGAGGCAAAGGACTGTAAGATTTTTTCTTTTTCTACCAAGTTCTGTTTTTGGTTTATGGTATATAAATTCATAAACGAGATTATCTATTTTTATCTGATTATTGATGACCTTCCTTTCAAATCTTTCTGCAAATGCCAGTCTAATTGTTTCTTCATCTATTTCTCTTGTTCCAAGTCCGTATGAGTTGACCAACTCCAGGGGTGAAAATGTTCCCTGAATGTGCTTGAAGTTGTGAGATTCTTTATTGAAATGTTCTATGGCAAGATGCCATAAATCTGAAAATTCACCTTCAAATCCTGTAGCTCTTATTGTTCTCGCCGTATCTTTTAAGCTTCTGAAGAATCTTTCTATGACTTTTGAGGATGGATTGTAGGATTTAGTATTTCTATACTCAACGCCGAGCTCTTTTAAGGCATTTATTATGTAGTCATTTTTGATGATTTTCTCGTTGTCACTTTTTATAGCTTTGGGAACTCCATACTGAATGAAAAGGGTCATCAAATAATAAGCAACATCAAGAGAGTTGAATGCTTTGTTATAATGCTTTGCATTTTTCTCTTTGTTCTCAATAATCATTGCAGGAAATACATATCCTGTAAATGTGTCTATAACCTGCATTACTGAATAGTTTTTGTTGTTAAATGAATATCCTGTGGCGTCTATTTCCCATAAGCCCACTTCTCTTTTTACGGTTCCTTTTGATTGAACGAATTTTGATATTTCTTTTTTGAGCCTTCTTTGTTTTTCCAGATTTTCTTGTGAGCCGAACTCTCTGATGATGAAGTAGTCTAAAAATTCATAAAATGCACTTTTGCTGAGCTTGACATTATCGGCAAGTAGATTTAATTTGATATGTTCGTATATTTGTGCATTTGATAGAACCCTGCTGGTTCCTTTTTCTTCAGTTCTCATTGTCAGCAGGGTTCTTAATTTGTTTTTTGTGGTCTGTGACATAGATTTATAGATACGGAGATGTTTCTCTCCTTTTTTTCTTTCTTTACCTATATCTCCATTAACAACTCTGTGAACTGTTGATTTACTTACGCCGGTTATTTTTGCAATCTGTCTTATTGAAAAGCCTTCTGCGTGCAGCTGGAGGATTTTTGATTTGCTAACTTTCTTCATTTTATACCTCTCTAATGGTCATGAATGTATAAAGCTCATAGAAGTCTCTGAGTGAAATTTTTATATTGTGTTTCTCTAAATGAGGTTCCACGATTTGATAAATCTGAGAAATAGGAAGCCTAATATAAACTTCTTTATTGCCTTCTATTTTCTTGATGTGGCAGTTCCTTAGTAAATCTATTAATTCTTTTATTTCTTCTGGAAGTTTTCGATAAAGCTTAATTATTCTTTCTGAATAAGCTTTACCAGATTTGGAAATTATCTTTTCTATTTTTTCTTTGGGATAGTCGGTAATTTCACTTATAACTTCTATTGGTATATTTCCACGATAATACATTCTGACTATCCATTTCTCTTCCTTTAAAACTTCTTTCAACTTTTCTTTCTTCCTTCTGTCTCCCATAGCTGCCCTCCTTTTATTTTTCAAAGGCGTCATATCTGGCTCTTATATCTTTGTAGATTGTAAGACCTTTGTGTTTTCTTTCTTTGTAGGCGAAATAAATTTCTTCTAAGACTTCTAATGCCTTGTCTTCTCCTAATCTAAACTCTATCTCTATAACTGCATCCCAGATTTCTGTTTTACATCTTTCAAGGATTTGGTTTGGATGGAGTAGCTTTTTCTCTTTTTCTTCTTTTTTCTTTGGTGAACTTATTTTTTCTGCTTTTAATGGTTCTTCTTGTGTTTCTTCTTCGTCTTCTTCGTTCCAGTCATTCCAGCTTCCGTCGTATTCTTCGGTTTCGTGAGGTTTATCAGGATATGCATTTTTTACTCGAGTAATTTTTGCATAATCTTTCAAAATTCTTGAAACTGTTGCTTGATTTATACCCAATTTTCTGGCTATCTCTGTTTGGTTTAAACCTTGGTCAGATAACTCCTTAACCTTTTCCCTTAACTCTTCCTTTTCAGACTTTATAATCCCAGCTTGAGATAAGACTTTGTTGACATAGCTAATACTTACCTTTAGAGCTTTTGAAATTATGATTTTTCTTGTTTTTTTATCGTAATGGTTTAAAAGTTCCCAGTCTCTTAAAATTGCCCTCTTCTTTTCTCCAATAGTTAATGGTGTATCAGTTGTTTTCTCTTCTGTGTTTACAGCTTGAGCAACAACAGGATATAAACCTTGTGGGACTTCCCATTTTTCAATCCATATTGTAGTTTTTCCTGCCTCTTTGTGAGCATAATATCTGTGGTTTCCATCAAGTTTTGTATAATCTGCACTTGTTAAAATTGGAGGAAATACATCACCATCTAATATGTTAGAAGCATAAAGAGAAACTCTTTCTTTATCTGTTTTCTCACGAGGATAAATTCCTTGGTCTATCATTATTTTTTCAATAGGAACTTCTTCAACACCGATATATTCACATCCAAGCTCTTTTAAAAGGTTATAAACATCAGGTCTTCTGTGTTTTAAAGTGAGTTTTTCAACTTGTTCTTTCATCTACTTAACCCTCCCAAGATTTCTTTTGTCCAACCTGTCCTAAATAGTTGGAAAGGTTTGGAGTATGGTTTTTGTATGGAAGTTGGAGTATGGGGTTTAAATGTAGTCTTTGATATAGGTAAATTTGCAATAATAATTTCGTGGTGTTTTGCTTTAGTTCTTTTATTGGGATTATCCGAACTATTTAGGAAAAAGTTTGATCTAAACATTTTTGGAAACCTCTCCTTTATCATCTTTATTTTCATTTGTATTTCCTTTGTTATAGGCACTTGCTATCTTTTGAAGCTCCTTGTCTAATCCGATAAAAGCTACAATCACAGATAAAGCAATACTGATGCTTCCAAAGGTTATTGTGAATGCTATTAGGATTAAAACCTTAATTAGCTCTTCCATTTTGTTCCTCCTCAATTACATTTGTCCAACCTGTCCTAAATAGTTGGAAAGGTTTGGAGTATGGTTTTTGTATGACAGAATTTACAGGCGATTTAATGAATTCATATAAGGGAATTTTAATACTGGTTCTTTGGATAAATACCTTATCTATATTGAGAAGTGGGAAAGCGATATTACAAGCTCCAAAGATAGACAAAGAACCATGGTATATTAACCTCGTCATATCAATTCTCCTTTTGTTTATGATTTTCAACTTCATAAGTGCTATTGTTATAGTTTTTAAAGTTGTGTTTGGATAAATTTTCTATTTTAAAAATCCAAACAAATATAGATACAATGAGAGCAAAAATTAGTGCTGAAATTAGCTTGAGTATTGATTTAGTACTGTCAAATAAGGAATCTATTACTATGTAAATGATAGCAACACCTGCTACCAGAGAGAGAAGTAAATTTTCCATTTCATTACTCCTTGTTAATACTTCTCTCTGAGACTTACCACTTTTTGTCTAATGATTGCTCTTTTTTGATTTAAAACTGTTAGAGCTTCATCAATTTCGTTCAAGTATCTGATGAGTTCTTCTTTTGTAATTCTTCCATCTTCCAGGATTTCAACTTCAGTTTGGGGCACATCGTGAAGTTCTTTCATAAGTTTTGATAGGTGAATATCTTCTTCATCTTTTAAAGCTTCTTCTTTTACAGGAACATATCCATATCTTCTTAATATCTCGGTAATTACCTGCTGAAAGAGTTCAGGTGTTTCGTCTTTAAATACATCTAACAGCTCCACTGCCTTTGTGATAGGGTCTTTTCTGTAATAAAAATCTCCTTCTTCTTTTGCCCAGCTGTAAACTGTTTTAGGCGAGTTCCCAGTTTTCAACTGAAAAACTACTGGATTTTTCCTTTGGATAAACTTTTTAAATGCCCAGTTAAAACTCGGTCTTAACTTTGACATGACTATTACCTCCTGCTGTTTTTAGTTAGTTTCTTCTATATGTGGTTCAGTCGAACTATTTTTTTCTTCTTTTTTGTTATATGTTTTTCTTAAATCTCTTTGTGGATTGATTTCTATAGAGAAAGAAAAGTCTTTATCCACTTTATATAAAATGCTTGACAGAACACCTATAAGAACAAGGAAAGGTATACACAAGACAACTAAAAAGGACAAAAAGAAATACAGTAGAAAAGATATCGTTTTAGAGATAAACATCTTCAGCTTCTCTTTAAGAACTAATTCAGAGAAATTAGCGACACTCATTGTTCTGCTCTCCTTTGCTTATCTGGTTTTACTACTGGTTTTTCATTAGATTTCTCTCTGGAATTTTCCACAGGCTCTAGGACATAAGGAAAAAGCGAACCTTCAGGAACTTCTAAAAATTCCTCAATTTGTCTTGCTACTCTTCTTGATTTTGCATCTTTATGAAGCATCTGATATAAGAAGCTTTCTGATATTCCAAGAATTTCTGCAAACTGCTTGAGAGTAAGGCCTCTTTTGAGTAATTCTCCTTTTATGAAATTTAACCTTCCGTATTTTTTTACTTGTGTTTGTATATCTATGGTTTTCATTTATGCTTCCTCCTTATTTTTGTAAAAAAGCACCCCCGCAGATGTAAAATAAGGGTGGGTGAAAGCTGGAAAAATAACCGCGGAGGTGCTAAAATGGAAAAAGTAAGCATTGCCATTGCCGTAACATCCGGAATTGCCACAATAATCAGTATTGCTACTTCCACCCACCCAATAGTTAGCTTTATATTGGGAACTATATTTGGAGGTAGCCTTATGTTTGCTTTTTTCAAAAGAAATACTGGTAAATCTAAAATTGAAGAGTCCAATAAACCAAAATCTATGTCTAATGAAACTTCTCTTGGAAACTCTACATGGTTTTCTGATAGAGAATTTTTTGATGGTTATAGTTATTTCTGGGCTATGGTTAATCATCACTTTAAACCTTTTGCCAAGGGTAGTAAAGACGGTATAAAGTACATTGTTTATGCATGCAATATAGATGATATTCTCCCTGCTTATGTGATAATTCCTGAAGATAGAAATAGAATTAAAGAATTTTCTATTGTTAAAAAGCACATAGAGGACTTTGCCCATTTTATTATCATGGAATTTAGGCACTCTAAGAATTGGTCTATATTCTTTGACGAATTCAAAGTTATAGCCTGATTTTCTGTTGTTAATTCCTTTCTTCTGTTGTTTAATATTATCTGTGGTTGGCATATATGTGCCTCCTGTATATGTGGTTGTATATAAGTTTATTATACATAGTATAAGTTGTCAAGTCTTTTGTATAAGTTTTCATATACAGAAGTGTCCGAAAATTTACCTGGTAAAAAATCGGACACTTTTGAGGATAATGTTACAAAGTCAACTACCGAAAATATGGAAAATATAGGACAAAGAATAAAAGAGCTTAGGAAGAGGCTGGGTTTATCCCAAAGGGAATTTGCCAAAAAGATAGGAAAAGCAACTATTTCTATTGCTAAATGGGAAGCTGGCGATAGAACTCCCGACGAAAGCACCTTGAAATTAATAGCAAAAGAATTTAATGTTAATGAAGAGTGGTTAAAGACAGGGAAGGGAGAGATGTTTGTAGAAACACCCATAAAAGAAGAGGGAATAAAAGTTCCTTTTTATCCGGAGGCTACTCTTTCTGCAGGGGAAGGCATTGAGGCAACTACAGAAGAGCACTTTTGGGTAGAAATATCACCAGATTTAATGTTAAAACTCATTGGGGTTGTATACAGAAGAGGATTAACACTTTTACCGGTCTATGGAGACAGCATGGAGCCCACGCTCAAAAGTGGCTCTGTAGTAATGGTTAGACTATGGGAATATGAACAGAATTTAATAAACGGGGCTATTTACGCTTTTAGAGTGGATGGAGATCTTTTCGTAAAAAGGGTAGAAATAGACCCGGTGAATAAGGTAATAACTTTTAAAAGTGACAACCCGAATTACAGCTCATTTCAGATGAAAAGAGAAGAACTGGATAGAGTAAAAATAATAGGCAGAGTTCTAATAGATATGAGCGGGGTTTATTAGTGGAAAACCTTGGCATTATAGAAAAAATATTCCTTTTGCTCTCAGTGTTGCTGATAAGGGACGGATTGTACGACAAATACTTAATAGAAAAAGCAGAAAAAGTATATAAAGAAATGAAAGAAGAAATGAGAGGGGAATAAGATGGAACTTTTTCAAGGATTATTAGGTATATTCTTCTTCATTTCTTTAGGATATCTTGTATATGCTTTTATCAAAAAGAAACCTAAGAAAGTTCCTGCTTCCATTTCTATAGGGTTGTTTATTGCTTTGTTCATAGTTGATTCACTAACTCCAAAGAAAAAAGAAGAACCAAAGGTCACTATAGAAAAGAGTGAACAAATAAACAATAAGAAATTTGGAGAAATTCTACAGCTTTTACAACAATATCCTTATATGGTATCCGCTGAGAAAGTAAATATTAAAAATTCTGAGGATAATTTTAAGATAATAGAGATACATTTTTTTGAGAAAGCAACGTTCATGGATTATGCATTAGGCTTCAAAAGCCTAACTCAAGAAATTTCAAAAGTTTCCAACCAACCTAATTGGTTTTATATAGATGTTTATAATGGAGACAAGTTTATTTTTAGATTGCAATATTTTCCACATCAAGTTTTAGGAGTATATAAGCAGAATCCAAATGGAAGGGTTATTCATGCAATTATTATGAATAATCTTCAAGTAGTAGAAAAAAACAAGGATTTAGAAAGCTGGTTTATAGAGCAATGTAGAACCTATAAAGGATATTTAGATCCGTTTTGTGGGAAGGTTATATAACTGATTGTGATTTTCACCATGGACTAATACAACACTTTATACGATAATAAAATTATTATGTTAGGAATTTTAGAAAAGGCAAAGCAATTAAATACGGAAAGTATTATCAGAAAGAACTTTGAAATGTTAAAGGCATCTTATAAGGTGAACAATATATTAATTTCTCAAGAAACAAAAATTCCCATTAAAGAACTAGAAAAAATAGATAAAGAAATTTCAGTAGCTTTTAATATTTATGAAAAAATAGCAGAATACTTTGGAATATATACTTCAGATTTATTTTCTGAATACTCTTTGCGACCCATTGCGGGCATATTCTTCAGACACAAAGAAGATGATAATCTTTCTATAGAAGAAAGAAGATTTATTTTGAAACTGTATGAATGGGGATTAACTTTTAGAGAAGTTAACCCAGTTAAAGAAACAGATTCATTAAAATTTTTCAGAAAATATTTTAAAAACATACGCTCAGAAAAAGATATAGAAGAAAAAGGAAATAAGTTCAGAGAACTTATTAGTTTTCATTTGCTTAGTCTTCAAAAAATTGAAAATCTGGATACTTGGAAAATAAAAAATTTCTTCAAAGATTTTGAAAAACTTATTTATAAAAAGTTAGGAGTAAAAATTTTTCATGTATATCCATCTAATAAAGAAATAAAATTTCAAAGTATATATTTTCCAGACTTAGAAATAATTTTTATAAAGGATCCTCGCTATGTAGGAACTGTATTCTTTAGATTATTTCATGAGCTATTTCATGTTTTCAGAAAAGATAAAATAGAAGGTTTTGATATTTGTTTTGGTAGTGAAGTAAGACATCCCGAGGATAAATATGCTAACAGATTTGCGGCAGCTGTTCTTATTCCAATAAATGATTTGGAATCTAAAGTTAAAAAAATAAATATAGAAAATTGCAAGGACATAGAAAAACTTTATAAAGAATATATTGGAAGTAAAGAAACTTTTAAAAACAGATTAAAATCTTTAGGTATAAAAAGGAAAGAAATCTCCAATTGTATTAACAATATAAAAGCAAAAGGAAAACCTATCTCAATAGGAAATAAAGATAAAATACCTCCTGAAATAAAAAAAAGTATTGAACAGTTATATAAAAATGGTTTAATAACATATAGCAGAAAACAGGAGTTACTGGACTTCTAATGTATCTACTAGTAGTAGACAATGGAGTAATAATATCAATAGACCAGGTTTTAAAGTGGAATTCATTTTTTTCCAATTTTAAGACCATCTGTGGTGTGAACTTTGAAAGATTAAAATTAGCAAAAAGGGAATACGAGAATAAAAAAAATATCAACATAGGTGGTATAGAGTATGTAGATCTACCAAGTGACCCAGATTTTAATAGAATTTACAATCTTCTAGTTTCTTATAGAAATAACTGCAACTCCAAAGATCAAAGAGTGAAATGCATTGGTGAAATAGATTTAAAACAAATGGCTTATGTCTTATATCTAATAGAAAAAAACATAAAACAAAAAGGCTTTCCTAAATACCTTACAGAGGAAAATGTTCTCAGAAAATTTGTCCGGGAAACTTCTGATTTAAAACCTTACTTCAAACAAATCTTTTGCTCAACAAAAGATATTTTGTTTTGCTATTGTACAAAGTATAAAGCTTTAAAGTACCCCTATAAAACATATATTCAAAAACTTAAAGAGAAGGGTAGAAATCTAGATCATTTACCTGATCCAAAAGTTTGCTTTTGTTGCAAACAAGATAAGAATTAACTCTATTCCGTCCAACCTGTCCTAAATCTTCATACCTCCTTAATATATCTTTTTCTTATGATTGCAAAACAAATTGAAGAAATTAAAAGCTTAATAGAAAAGACAGTATCTATTCCTACTCCACCGGTATTAGGGAAAGTAGAAAAAGTTTATGAAGTAGCAGGCAAGTCAGATTTTCTGAATTGTCTATATTCAGCTGATGTTAGACTGATAGAACTTACAGAAGGTGGGGACTTCAAAGACTCAGAACTTGTCATTCCTGATGTTCCAATACTTGGAATAGGATTTGGAAACAACAGAGGTATATTTTTCCTTCCTGAAAAAGGAGCTATGGTAAAAGTTTCTTTCCTTTATGGCTGCTTATCTTATCCGGTTATAGATGGAATTCTACCTTATAGAAAGTCTATTCCACAGCATAATAAAGATAACCTGCATATAAAAGTTCCAAAAGATGAAATAAAAGAAGTTGGAAATAATAAAACAGAGAACATAACAAATATCTGGAGTGGCTCATATAATAAAGTAGAGCTTTCAGCTCCTTCAGGATTTTTCTTAACCGGGAATGTCCAAATAACAGGGAATTTATCGGCAACAGGAAATATAACAGCAAATGGACAAATAGCAGACCTTGGAGGAAGTAAAGGCACACTATCTTCACTTAGAGATACATACAATTCGCATACTCATCCTGGAGACTCTGGAGGAACTACCGGAGAGCCTAATCAAACAGTTTAGGAGTAAAGAATGGATTTCGGAACAGACATTTACTGTATAAATGGAGATTTTCAGGTTCTACCAACAGGAGACATTACACTTGTAAATAGTAAATATTGTCTAATTCAAGACATAATCAACAGGCTAAAAACAGTTAAAGGGTCACATTTCAGACATCCTGATTATGGAATAGACCTTTACAAGTATCTAAAAGCTCAGTGGGATGAAGAAATAGAACTTGAGATTCTCACACTCATAGAAATAGAGCTTGAAAAAGACCCAAGAATTTTAGAAGCGACAGCTGTCAGAGAGTATATAGATATGAGAACACTTGTAATAAGGCTTGTTGTGGAGACTGTGAACTTCGATTCTCCAATAAACCTTGTTATTACATTAGATAGAGATGATAAAGATGTTTATATAAAAGCTTCAAAAATGATAGAGGGATAGGAAATGGACTACAAACAGACTTTAGATAGCCTACTGGATTATCCGACCTTTGAGCAATTACTACAGGAATCAATCGCCTTATCCAGACAAAAAAATCCTAAAATAACAAACTACAATGTAGGTGGAGCATATAGAACACTACTTGAAGTAAACTCAGAAGCTATAAAACAACTATATGACCTTGTAAAAGAACACATCATCCCAAATATGTTCGTAGTAACTGCAAAAGGAAAATGGCTTGACGTTCATGCAGCTACATTTGGAATAACAAGAAAATCTGCCAAAAAAACAAAAGGATATGTGCTTTTTAAAAGAACAGACACATCCGGAAACATTCTCATACCAAAAGGAACAATTGTAAAAACCACTCCTAACATTTTTGGAGAGGAGCTTAAATTCATAACTATTGAAGAAAAGGTATTAATAGATGGACAAGCAGAAATTTCGGTTCAAATAGAAGCTGAAGAACCTGGAGCAAAATATAATGTAGGAGAGGGAATGATAAACACCCTGACCACGTATATATCTGGTATTGATGAGATATACAATCCAGCAAATTGGCTTTCTGAAGAAGGAACAGATGAGGAAACAGACGAAAGTCTTAGAAACAGAATCCTTCTTGTATGGGCTACAAAATCCATATTCACAGATGATTATTATAGATTTCACACTTTGTCTGTAGATGGTGTAGTAGATTGTTACATAGACAATCAGCACCCAAGAGGACAAGGAACTGCAGATATTTATATAGTATCTTCATCTGGAATGCCAACGACCGATTTGATTTCTCAAGTTCAGACAGTCATAAATGATGTAAAAACTCCAGCTGCAGATATTTTAGTAAAAGCCCCTACAGAAAAGCCTATAGATTTAGACATTACAATAACATCTTACTCTGATTATCCAGATAAAACTTTAATTCAAGCTGAAGCAGAAAGAAGAATTAATGCATTATTTATTTATAATCCAGACTATAAAGAAGTGATTTTTGATTACGAAAACAGAAGATTTACTATTGGCAAAAATATAGCCCTTTCCACTATTTACTACGTTCTCATGGAAGTAGAAGGGGTAGAAAAAGTAAACATAAACAGTCCTACCGCTGATATTGCCGTTAATCCAGACGAGCTTCCAACCCTTCAAAGCTTAACACTGCAGGTGGTGTAAAAAATGGAAAATAGAGTTGTAAAACTCATTGATGAAGACGGAAATGAAGTTGTTTTACCAGTAGATAATACAGGGTTGGAGATTTATAAAAATATAAAGTATGAGGACAATACCGGAGAAGGAAACAGCTCTCTTACAAGAATATATGAAGGATATGAACCAGCCTATATAGATATAACCTTTAGTCTTTCAGATGAGGAAAATGTATCCGCATTTGAAAAAGTTAAACAAATAGAAAAAGCATTTAAGAGGCTAAAAAACGGCAGACCGGTCATTTGGACAATCATAGATAAACACTGTAAAGCAAGAGGAATTAAAAAAGTTCAGTTTTATAATTTCAGATCTATGGAAGTAGAAACCGGAGTAGAAGCAACCGTTCAGCTTCAGGAAGTAGAGTTGCCGGAAGAGAAAAAAGAAAAGAAAACTTCCACTGGCACAGATAACACATCTAAAAAAGCCACGAACAAAACAAAAACATGCACAGCACAATCAACAGACGAATACTGCAGAAAACTCTTAGTTAAATATGAAAAAGAAAAAATAGAAGGTAAGACAGCTTTAGCTTTTGAAGATTGGGCAAAACAAAAGCCGCTTCCTCCATCAGCAGACACTGATACTACAACTGTGTAATAAGCCTCCTGTCCAACCTGTCCTAACATATATAGAACTCAACGGTTATCTTGTTATCAAAGCAAAACTCAAGGGCTAAAAATTGAATGCAAAAAGAAAAGGTTCAAGAGTTGAAAGACAGGTAAAAAAAATATTTGAAGAATTCGGATACGAAGTTGTCCGTTCAGCCGGAAGTTTAGGAAAAGCTGACCTTGAAGTTAAAGGCATCGGTTCTATTCAGGTAAAAGCCAGAAAATCTTTTTCTATCCTTTTAATGTTTGACGGTGCAGAGAAACTTGTAATAAAAGCAGATAGAAAAGAGCCATATATAGTTATGCCTTTATCAACTTATCTAAAGGAGATTTCAAAATGACAGAATGGCAAGTAGCAATCAGTATTGGACAGCTTATCGGGACTGTAGGAGCTTTAGTCTGGTTTACTCGGTCTTTAAAATCGGATTTGTCCACACTACAGAACACACACAATAAAAAGATAGAAGATCTTCAAAAGGAGCATTACAAATTCAGAGAAGAAGTTGCAGATAAATATTTAAAAAGAGACGAATGGCTCGCCTATCACAATAAAACTGAAGCAAAAATGGAAAGAGAATTTGAAGAAATTAAAAAACTTATCATGGAGTTGAGAAATGGAAAAAGTTGATAAGCAAATTAATGCATTGATTCTAAAGTTTTTAGACAAAATGGGAAATGAAGGGTTGACTGTTGCTTTTATAGAAGGACTTTTGTATGACTGGCATCTTTTTCCAGATAGACATCGTTTAATGAATGTAAATATAAGATATCTTGTGAATAAAAACTATATAGAACCAAAAAACAATCAGCCTATACTTGACGATGCTATGAAATTCAGAATCACGCCAAAAGGAAAAGCCTTACTTAAAAAAGAATTTATAGATGCAAATATTGATCTGGAGATTTAACTATGCCAAGAAAGCACAATTTTGATAAACAGCCGCACTTGAAAAAAGAAGTTGCAAGAATGTATGCAGAGGGTAAAACTATAGCAGAAATAGAAACGGAATTGAAAATAAAATTTCCAAATGCACAGGCTTCCAAAACATCAATTCATAGATTTATCCAAAGAGTTAAACCATTACTGGAGCTGAAGCAGGCTGGTTTACTTTCAGATGAAGATTTTGATCTTATGACACAGTCCCAAAATATAGCACTTCTTACAAATGGATTATTAATGGAACTATTTGCAGAGTGGCAGGAAAAAGGAGAAATAGAAGAAAAGAAAATTGATAAATTGTTATCTCTCATTAATGCATCAGCAAATCTTTCCCGTTCTACAGCCTATGTAGAGAAGACAAAAACTCAGCTTATTCAATATACTGAAAAACTTTTTGAAAAAATTACAAAAATATTAGTTGAATTGGTAGAAGATAAACAGCTGAGAGAAAAAATAATAAATAGACTTCAAAATGAGTTATAAAGAAAAAGGTATAAAAAGAGCTTTAGAAAAAGTAAATGCCTCAGAAGAAAAAACAGATCCTAAAAAGCAGGAAAGACTAAAAAAAGCTGAAAATGATTTCTGGTTCTTTTGTTCTTATTATCTATCGCATTATTTTAGTTCTGAGCCTGCCGACTACCATAAAATATTAGTAGAAATAATAAATACAGAAAAAATCACAAACGACCAGGTGAAGAAGTTAAAAAGCTACATCAAACCTAAGTATCACAACCTTTTAAAGCCAATTCACACCCTTGAAGGATTAGTTGATATAGAACCAAGAGAACACGCAAAATCAACAAGGATGAGCCTTGCCTATCCACTTTGGAGAGTTCTAACAGGAAAATCAAAATTTATACTTCTAATGTCAGCATCTCAAGAAATGGCAAATCTATTTTTAGAAAACATAAAGGCAGAGCTTGAAGAAAATGAAAAACTTATAGAAGACTTTGGAGAGCAACAAGGAGATAAATGGAAATCAGATTTTATAACACTTAAAAATGGCTCTGCTATAGCATCAAAAGGTGCAGGAGCTTCTATGAGAGGTATTAGATACAGACAGCACAGACCGGATTTAGTTATAGCAGACGACATTATGAAAGATGATTTAGCAAATTCCCTATCACAAAGAGAAAAACTATACAGATGGTTTAAAAGAGTAGTAATGGCTCTTGGTAAAAATGCTTTTGTGGTTGTAGTAAACACAATATTTCATTCTGATGATTTACCTTCAAGACTACTTAAAGAAATAGAAGAAGAAAAACTAAAAAACTGGCTAGGCTTAAGATTTTCAGCAATCTTAGAAGATGGAACACCTTTATGGAAAGAAATGTGGTCTATTGAAGATTTAGAAAAGAAAAAAAGGGCTTTAGGTTCTGTTCATTTTTCAACAGAGTATTTAAATGAACCACTATCAGAAGAAGATATGATATTTAAACCTGATTGGATACAGTATTACCAGCCTGTTGAAATATATAATAAAAACCTTGATGTAGTTATGGGGGTTGACCCAGCAACAGGCAAAAAGAATGGAGATTATTCAGCGATAGTTACTGTTGGTAAAGATAGAGGAACAGGACTTTATTATGTATTAGATGCTTACGGAGAAAAGATTTCAGATTTAAAATTTGCAAACAAAATAATTGAAAAATATCTGATATATAAACCAAGAAAAATAATTTTTGAATCCCAAGTATTTCAAGAGCTATACAAAAACACAATAATGCGAGAAGCTTCTAAACAAGGAATTCATCTACCAATAAAGCCAGTAAAAGCTACTATACAGAAAGAAATAAGGATACAAAGGCTGGCTCCTTTGATAGAAAATGGACTGATACATTTTAAAGAAAATCAAAAATTACTTATTGATCAACTTATCGAATTCCCTAAAGGTTCTCACGATGATTTACCGGATGCTTTAGAAATGGCTGTAAGTGCATTTGAAAAAACTTCTGGAGATGTAAAAATAGTAGACTCTACTCCATGGAATTCTAAAAGGTTGGAAATTCAATATTAGTAGCTATCACATAAGCTCTGGACTAACTTGATAAGAAAAAATAAATCTTGTAGATTCACAAAAAATATATTTGAGGGTTACCATGGGGATAAAAATTCCAGTCAAAGAAGGCAATCTGATTCAAGAAGAAATTATAAATTTAATTAGAAAAAAACAAGAACTAAATGAAGAACTGGCAAGAATAAACAGAAAACTAAAAGAAAAATTAAACCTGCAAAGACAAGTAATCATTGATTATGAAAGTTGGGTGAAGCAAAAAAGTATAGAAAAATTGGGTGAGGTAAAAGCCTCATATTCAATAAGAGAAGTTTCAAGAATAACCGGAATTTCTCGTTCAACGATTCATCACAGAATAATGGAAGGACAAATTTTAACTTTAGAGGACAAAAATAAGAGAATTCCATTTGAAGAAGTTGTAAAACTTGTAAGTCTGTATTACTAATCTGTCCAACCTGTCCTAACTTTTCGCATTTTCGCATTCTATCTTTTTTACATGATTAGAATACCAACAAGCCAAGAGATTTTAAATATGTTAGTAAATGAATTCTCTCAAGTTATCAATACGACTAAGGCACATAGGGGATATGCTCAACATTCAGTAGTTCCATCTTTATCTATTGAATTTTCAGGGCAGAGTATAAAAACGAATCGTAAAAGATGGAGAACCACAGAAACCAGCACAGATGTAACAATTAGATATAAAGTTAATGATTTTTTATACACATTTGAGCTTAATGCTTTAGTTCCTGAAAATCAGATTAATCTCTTAGATCAAATAGTATCAGCAGTAGTTAATAACCCTTACAAAACAGATTCAAATGGAGAGCAATTAGAACTTTCAATTACTCCTTTTGAATTTCAAGAGGAAACAGATAAGCAGGGAATAAACAAATACAGGGCAGTTTTAACAGTTAAAGGCATATCAGTTTTAGATAAAAATTATCCAAAAATACCAGTTAATACGGAGGTAACATTCTCATGAAAGCAAAAGAGATAGCAGAAAAACTTTTAATTAAAAAAGCAAGGATAAAGCAGGGAGATAAAGAAAGAGAAATCGTTCTAAAAAACAGAATGCACATTTTTGAAGGAATGAAAGTAGCTTTCAATATCAAAGATAATGATGAAATATCAGAAGGAAAATTCAAAGAAATGATGGATGCATTTCTTGAAAGTAAAAGTCATGAACTTCCCAACTTATCAAAAAAATCTGAAGAAGTAGGCGAAGATATCGCCACAGGAGCATTGGTAACAAAAAAGAAAGGAGGCAATAAATAATGATTAGAGTAGAGGGACAAAAATCAGCATTACCAGATGTTGATGTTCTTTTTTATGACGGAGCTCTTGGAAGAATCCCAGCTACCGGAGATGGTATAGCAATAGCAGTTGGTGTGAAAGATACTTCTGGAACAGCTACAGCAAACCAGGTTTACAGATTATTCCTCCCAAATGAAACCGAAAAAGCGATAGAGCTATTTGGTGGCACTTTTGCGGACAAACTGCTGGATGCCGTTTCAAACGGACAAGGAATAGTTTATGCTATATCTGCAGTTTCAAATACTTCTGCTGATATACTCACTGCAATAGAAACAGCTGTTGATCAATCTCTTGTTAATGGAGATGCTTTATTCGAGTATATTGCAGTATTAACTCCTGTTGATAAAACACTTGCAGCATCTATCGAATCTTATCTTTCTTCTCTCGTATCAAGACATATATATGTATGGGCAATAGTAGAAGCAAGAGATAAAAATCCAGACACTACAGTTGAACCGGATTACGATACTTATGTGACAAATCTAATAAATGAATGGTCAGGTTTTAATGCATTAAGAACTTTTGTTGTTGCTGCTTATGCAACTTTTACAAACATAAAAGGAAATCAGGGATATAGAAATGGTCTTGGTTCTATAATGGGACTTATTTCAAGAGCTAAAGTCTCTCAGGATATCGGGGAAGTTGGAGCATTTCCTATAAAAAATCTTGTTTCACTTCCAGATGGTCTTACCTATTCTCATATCTATACACTTGACCAGGCAGGATTTATTACGGTTAGGACTTACGATGGATATGCAGGATACTACGTAACAAATCCTGTTGCGATGAATGATCCAACTTCTGATTATCATTTCATGTATGCAAGAAGAGTAGCTGATAAAGCAGCTAAACTTTCAAGAAAAGCGGTAATGAAATATCTAAAAGGTGAAATACTTCCACCAAACAATCAGGATCCTTCAAATCCTGTGAAACCCACAAAATCACCTACGGTTCAAGAATTGAAAGCAAAAATAGAGCATGCTTTAAAGGTAGGAATGTATGACAGGAAGGAACTCTACGGATACAGGGTTTATATACCTGAAGGTCAAGATATATGGGCATCAAGAGAATTAAATGTTTATACAAAATTAATTCCAACACCACACATGGATTGGATAGAAATCCATCAATCTTTTGAAAATCCATTTCTTGGAATAGGAGGTTAATAAAAAATGGCTAATGTATTAATTAATGGGAAAGAATATGACTGGAGTTCTGTTGAAATAGGAATAGACGATGCACCACAGGAATTGAAAGACCACATAATAGCAATCGATTACGAAGATAAAGAAAACATAAAACCAAGATACGGCAGAGGAAACATACCTATTGGCTGGACAAAAGGTAAATGGGAAGGCTCAGGGAAAATTACTTTTACAAGAACGGGCTTCAATATACTGATGGAATGGGTAAGAAGTCAGGGTAAACAAAGAATTTCTCAATTACCTCCATTTCCAATAACTATATCTTATCTTGATGATGAATTTAATGTAACTGTTACGGACAAACTTCCTTCAGTTAAGATGGACAACCCAAAATCTAAAGCTGCAGAAGGTGATGAAAAGGTTGATGTGGAAATAGCCCTAATCCTTTTACAACCTATTGAATGGGGTGCTAAAGCATAATGATTGCAGATTGGCTTTGGGGGATTTCTCCCACAAGCTTTAAGGCAGGCAATAAGAAAAAAACAGAAAGAGATGTTTATAAACTTTATCAGGTTTGGGAAAACAACATTGAAAATTTCAGACAGCATGCTTTTAAAGTAAGGAAACAGAGATTTCCTCAGTTTGCAAATTCAAATGCTCTATATCTTCTTGGAAAAGAAAGGGGATTTAACAGATTCAAAAATGAAACAGAGGAAGAATTCAGAAGCAGAGTAATAAATGCAATATCCTGGTATAAAAAAGCAGGAACAGTAAAAGGAATTAAAGAAATACTTGCTCTATATGGTTTTGAGAATGTAAAAATTACACCTATTTTACAAACAGATCCTACAAAATGGGCAGAGTTTTTGATAGAGGCAGATATACCAAATGGAATAACAGAAGAAAGGTTTTCTCTAATTTCTGAAATTCTTATAAAGATTAAGCCAACACATGAAAAACTTAATAGCTTAAACATCTACCTCACCTCAGACTTCAAACAAAACAGAGCAGCAGCTATGCTTTCTGGACACGATATTACCGTTTATCCATATCAGGTAAAAGAACTGCAACTCTCTGCAAAAGACTACACAGCAATAGGCTATCAAGCAGTTCATACAACAACTATTTATCCAGCTACGAATTAG